CATTTAACGATCCATCAACGAAATTCAATGATGTTGGCGATGTTCCATATGAACTACCAACAACATATCCCTTGAAATGAGAGAATTGAATATCTGATTCTTGTCTAGGCAAAAATCCCAATGCGTTGGATATGTCAGATGCACTCAATTGTGCACCAGAAGTAACCAAACCTTTATTATTTACAGTAACCTTAGTGAAAACACCAGGGGAACTGTTAACTGTATTCAGAGTTAAGGTTAATCCTGTTGTACCTGAACCAGAAACATCCCCGGAAACGTTGATTGTTTGGTTTTCAATAAGGTACGGCTCACTTGTTGCACTAGTTATGTACCCGCCTTGCACATGTATCTTATTGTAAAATCCGTTGTTTGAAGCAACCAATGGCGAATTTTGTGCGGCAGTTACACGGCCCCATTGATCGATCTTGCATTGATTATACCAAGTGGATCCCGAATATGCACCGCCGCCCAAGAACAGATTATTGGCATGGATTGTTTTTAAATCCAAATCATCAGCATCAACATCAAGTGTATCCAACGGTGAGCGAATAGAAACTTGATTTATGTATAGCCCAGTTGCAACATAGTCTGCCAGACCAGAAGTTGTTAATGAGGTGCCTGTTATTGTAAATGTGTCGCTGTCAACTACAGTTATGGTGTAGTTCCCATCGGCACCAGTTCCAGTTGTGAAGTTTATATTTAATAACGTGCCATCAACTAAACTATGATTTGTACTAGTTATAGTACATGTTGTGTCATCCCAATCGTATGCTACTTGTGAAGCTGCAACCAACGACTGCTCAACAAAAAGGCCATCACCCGCTTGAAATTTTCCCAACTTAGCATCAACATATTCTTTAGTTGCTGCTTGAAGATCCGGGTCAGTCATCGACACATCTTCTGCCGGCGACACTGTTCGTGATGTGGGAACAGTTATACTAAATGATGTTGGGGAAATGTATGTTATTTTGTAATCGCCATTGTCACTAGATGCCGCACCAGAGAATTCAAATTTGAGATATCTGCCAGTTACAAATCCATGATTCGAACCAGTTGTAACTGTTATGACATATGCCGACTGAGTGTATGTTCCGTATTTTATTGTTTGTGATGCAGTTGAACTTAGCATCAACTGCCCAGTCATTGTCCCTGCGGCAATACCTAAAGAACTTTGAACACCAGCAAGAGACAATTTAGTATCTGCATATTGCTTTGTTACTGCTTGCATTGCTGAAGCGGGGTCAATTGCAAGTGTTAATGTTTTAGTTGCGGCAATTGTTGTATCACCATTCAATGACACTGCACCTGTACCAGTCGATAAAGTATATGCGCCAGTTTGAGTGAAGTTGTGAGTTAATATTGTTGCACCAGTAATCGTGCCTCCAACCTTATCAAATTTTAGAGCAAGACCAGTATCAACGTACAGTTTGTTGGTGGCGTCCAATGTGTTTGTCGGAGCATCAGTGATCCTTAATAAAGAACCTGTATCGTAAGTTGTGGTTGCCCCCAGCTTATGCGTGTTTACTGATCCCGATTCGAAATTGCTGTTACTATGAAATTCATTAAAAAGATTTCCAGTCGTAACAGCATATTCTGGGGAGTAGCCAATCGTGCGATATTTAAATGACATGGTTATAAATTATGCTGTGGTTTTTATTTCAAGCGCAGACATTACAACATCGGCCGTCGTTGCATTTTCAACAGTGAATGTTGCATTTGATGTTTCACCAACAACTGTATCTGTTAGAGTTAGAACCAATGGAGTTACAGATGCTAATGTTTTACTACCATTGTTGCTGGTTGTCCCAGAAATAGTTATGGCTGACCCTGTAATTATACCACTAGTTGTTGTCCAATCTCCTGTAGACCTTGTGATTGTTTTTGCACCAGCATTGAATACTGCGCCTGTTACACTTGTCACTGTTGTTTCTGGTTTTGGTAAAATAGAAATATCATCTGTTGGCTTTAGAACCAACTTTTGATCCCAACCAATAACAATCAATGACTCACCCTCAGGGATACGACCATTTTTGATCAAGTAATACCCGGGACCAGCACCGTTGTATTTCAGAATCACATCAGCAGTCAAGGGGGTATTTGTGGGAGAATCGAAAGTGTTGGTTACAATTAATCCCATAACCGTCATATCAGTGTTTGCAGGTACGCCACTTATAAGAACATCAGAAATCGTCATTGCACTTGTTACATGCTTGACATACCTTTGAAATGTGTTAGTTACTGTTGCCATATTATAATTTCCTTTGTATTATCATTTATTTATAATTCAATTTGACTCACAAAATACCTACGTTGCTGGGATTTGCTGCAACCCATTCGATAATATCAGTATCAGATATGTTTGGTGATAATGCACGCATTGCTGTATATGAAGTTTTATATTTACCAAGCTCAATATTTAAATTTATTATTTGATCATCGCGTTCTTGCAGCACTTTTCGATGACGATAGCTTGTAAGTGAAAAAAATCCAACTACAATAATGAAAAAAACTATTACAACAGACGATACTGGATCCATAAAATTCTCCTTGTTTAACAGCCACGCTTTTTAGCAGTAATGAATAAGTACTTTAACATACCATTTGTGTGTCCTTCAATGAAAGAATCTTCGATACCACTTGCATCATTCCACCTCTTTCGCAAATGCCAGTACGGTAGAAAATCTTTACTTCTGTCCTCTAAATGAACGACATCAAATCCTGATTCTTTTAATGCGCTTAAATATTCATCGGATGGGTGTATTGTCGAAGCGTAATGCAAATTAATAGGGTCTATTAATTTAACTAAATCATTCTCATTAAAAGTCTTGTCGTAACACCAAGTTGCAATCACGAACTTCCCATTAACCGCCATTGTGCGATTTATCCCTGCGAAAAATTTGACCAAATCGAAAACATATTCTGTAATTTCACTTGAATACACAGCAGAAAATGAATTATCATCATAAGGTAAATTAGTAAAATCATTTATGTCAACTCTACATTTATCCGAGACGCCGTTGAATTCGAATGCTTTCTTACAATACTCGGCCTGATACTCTGAAAGGTTGCTACCCACAATAGTTGCGCCTGTAGCTTTTGCTATTGTGATCATATTACCACCTCGCCCGCACCCAAGATCTAGTATCGTATCGTTGCAGTTAGGGTTTAGTAACATCAATATATGATTAGTGAGGTTTGATTCCAATCTCTGAATTTCACTAGTGATTTCGTCTTGTGTTGCGACGTCGAGGTCAATTTGAAGATCCCCTAGACCAAAGTGGTGATGTACGATCATTGTGTCTCCCGCCTGCCGCTGATTTCTGTCGTCACGTTTTTTGTTGTAGTAACGATAGACTGCATTGCTTATGGCTGATTGAGAGACAACATGGTCTGATTTAAAAGGAACAACAATATTTGTCATACAAAATACTCCAAGATAAGACCATATGGTCTATTTGCCCATGCAAAAATCATACTAACGTCATAAGGGAAATCATTAACTTCATGTGGAAGTTCTGCACTTAATGGCATCCCAATATAATTTGTTATTTGTATATTCCCATTAGGGTCTGTTTTTGTCAGCGTCGCCCCTTCCTCAAAGTAATGGTCGACAACCTCACCAGTGACAATGTCCAAACTCACCCACCTATAAGCCACACCATCAATCTCTACATTAGACATATACCATTCCACAACCATGCCCCCGATGACTTTTATGATATACTTGTGACCAACCTTAAATCCTAAGCCCAAGTCAGTCTTAGTTGTCATGTTATATGATTTGAAATACAGGATCGCAATAGCGGAACTGTCGCCAATCTTTGCCCGTATAAATTCAGTTGCTAATTCTTGATCCGTCATGAATCATCTCCACTAACATTACCATTCGCAAGCCAAGTCGGGGTATATCCGTTTCTCGCTACGGCCTTGCCGGCGTCGCCGCCTGATGATACCCATGATCCTTGATTATTTCCTTGAGCGCCTGCCGCACCCCACCCGCCACCAGCACCACCAAATCCAGTACCATATCCAACTACAGTTGCTGCTCCACCGCCCGCTGCACCGCCGCCACCGCCGGCATTTGTTGCTGTAGTGTAACTTGTTCCATTTGATCCATTATGAATTCGTCCGCCACCGCCGCCAGAAGCGTTATTTGCATCATACACAACTCCGTTTGAGCCTGAGTTTCCAACTGTGCCGCCTGCGCCACCTGAGTTTGCGTCATGATAGTGGCGACCGCCTTTTCCTCCCCCGGCGCCACCTCCCCCGCCACATTGACCTGCTGAACCGCCACCTCCCCCGCCACCTCCCCCGAGGATGTATCCATTGCCATTATTTATGGAACAATTACACCCCAGAGAAACTGCATTACCACCAGCACCACCATTCATTCCAGTATACCCGCCACCCACACCCCCTTTCCCCATGATGTACCCATTGTTAACTATAATCAGTCCACCCGGGAAATTACCTGTGGTCAATGCAGCAGTTGCAGTGTTATCGGACCAAACGTAAATGCCACTGTTGATGGTAATTATTGCCTCTGCAGATCCATCCCACCCATTTGAAGTGGCCCAAGTTGCAAGATTCAATTCCTGCTGATTAGAAGAAATTACCCCTTGAAAGCCACCGCCACCCCCGGCCATCATCATCATTAGCATTCCACTCATGCTAGTGTACCTGAAACAACCCACACATCAGTTGCAACTTTACGCATAGTGGCAACACCGTATTGGGCGAGTGATAATGTTCCTGTTGTGGCAGTCCCTGCTTTACGGACAGTAGTTGTACCAGGAGTTACAGCGGCAATGTCTTGTGCGCTGCCGCTATTGTTATACACTGCTACGACAGCACCTACTGGAAATGCGACCGATGCATTTGTAGGAATAAGAACTCCGCCAGTTGTAATGTCGATTGAATTGCCTCGGTCAGTTAGAGCGATTGTGTATTGGGCCGTCTGTGCATTGGCTGCCACATTACGTAGGTTATCAACATATTCAGTTGTAGCTAGCTTAGTGCTGTTATCTAAACTTGACTGTGTAGTTCCACCAGTAGCGGAGCCGATTGCAGCAAGAATTTGACCTCCAGTAATCGGACTGAGAATCTCTGCACCAGTAGCGGCAGATGGGTTCGCCCCACCGTTCCCTTTTACTATCCCGTTTATGGAATAGACGTCATTAAGTTTTGTTCCAATGTATGCCATTTCTTATCCTCTCATACTGTTATTTATACTGGTGTGGCATCATACCTTGCGCCCCACCCATCATTGATATCAGATGAGTCGAGTTTCTTTGTCTCTGCAATAGTGAACAACGACTGCTCTCTAGCTACTTGTGCTGCGAACAATTGCCGCGCTAAAGTGGCAGTCATTTCAATAAACGAACCATCCATCGTTTTCCATTGCAGACCAGCTGGAATGTTTGCACCTAGCATTGCCAGCGCCATTTGTTGTTGCTTAGACTTGACATCTGTATGGAACCATTTATCGGCAATAAAACAGCCGCCGTTTTCTGTCAGGTCGTCTCTGATCTGTTTCAACTTGGTCCACCTTAGATCCGCCAGCTGCTCTGCAGACTTTGGTGTGCTAATCAAGTACGGCGGATCTACTACTTCTTGATTGTAATGGGTCTCATCTGACTCTCTTATTGGGTCAGGAATCTCTACGACACCAACCTCTGCACGAACTTGTAGTGTGTCGAGTTTGCTGCGGCCTTTATATGGTCCGTTGATATTAACTCGCTTTAGGGTTTCTTGGTCTATAAACATTTAAATTTCCTTTAATTAACGTGCAGGTGCGGGGCTGACGTTGCTGCCGCCGAAGGGGTGCTCTGCGAATGCGGCGAAGATGAATGTGTTGGTGGTGTTGTTTACTTCACCGCCCGCAAATCGCAGCTTGAAGCCATTGGAAGTGATGTCCAAACTGCCGTAGAGATTCGATTCTTCCAATTGCGCATTATTCGGGTTTAGCTCAAGTACCGACAAGTTGTATGTGTCCCTAGCTGTGTCATAAACGTACCAAGCAGCAGCAGCGCTCGTGTTCTTAATCAACACATACCTCGGCCTGAATCCGCAATACACGAAGGGGCCATCACTTGAGCCGTTTCCGGTGTAGCTCCCGAACTTGCTGTAACCGGGGATTTCGGCGAAACAATATGCCATCATTGGGTATGTTGAATAGTTCACTATTCCATCGCTGCCGACACTGAATACTGTAGAATCGGGATTTACTACTATGGTTCCGTTGCCAAAGACGGTGGCAGCAACAGCAGTCTGCTTAGTATCTGTCGTATTCATATAAAGATACCCATCACTTGCACTCTTGTGATATACAGTCCAGTTGTATCCTACTGTACGGGCCTTTACAATTATCATTGATGGAGCAACCCCAAGACAATGTGGTATTGTCTTGGCACTTCCAGTGCCTGTGTATGTTACAATCGAACATCCGGCAGTAGTATTTGCACTGAGACGTGTAATCTGCATGGTTCCAGCTAAAGCAGCAGTGGAACTCACTCCGTCAATTTTTACTGAATGCAGTGTCGGGACTGCGCCAGCAGCCGCTGCATTGTCTGTTGTGGGAGCACCGCCGGCCTTCCAAGAGTAACCAACATAAGTATTGTTTGAAGTATTTGAGTTCGCACTATTGCCGACGACATACCCGCCGTCTAGCACTCTATCTATAACATTAACGTCAGCAACCTCACCAGCCAATGTCTCTTTTGACTTCACTCCCCATCCACGCACAGAATCTACTCTAACCCACTCCACTGCATTAATTCTATTCTTGAGCCAGATAAGGTCGGGGGCAAAGTCATATTGATCAGGCAGGTTGTCGGAGCATAGTGCCTTGAAACCCGTTGCATTGTAACTGGCGGGGTCATACTTAAAGTAGCCCTTCGCTGTTGAACTCCATGTAGCTGCGGCATCTAACGGGGCTTGTCCGAATGAAGCCTTTGCCACGTCAGCACCGCCTGAGTATGTAGTATCTATAATAGGGGTTAATGCACTATATCCAGACAGGCCGGCGACTTGACCAGTACCAGCAGCAGGATTCCCGCTGTTGAACCACGTACCATTCTTACCAATCCACAGTTTGCCCACATCCACATCGAAAGCAACCATCATGCAGTCATTAACTGCAAAAGTGTAACCAGGCGAAGAGCTGACACTATTCGTGTATAATGTGCCGTTGGCCATCAATGAAGCACCCTTCTGATACGATCTCCAGTCATCACCATTACCGAGTGATGCAGCTGGATCATTTACACCGATACTGGGGATATATGATATCGCTGTAAATACAACCTCGAAGTACCACTTGCCGGTTCGAGGTGCGAGTGTGCTCAATGCAGGATGTTGTGTAGCTGTTGCAATAGCTGTTGCAACGAGTCCGCCATTGCTTATTGTAGCACGATAAGCAGTTCCACGACGTACAGCATTAATTACACAAAAGTTATTCGTTGGTGTGTCCGATGACAGACACTCATCTGCACCGGCCGCACGTGTCATGCCAGTCAATGTCCAATCATTAGTGCCCGCAGCATCTTCACCTAATGTTGTAGTATTTGTGGTAGTGGAGAAGTCAAGGTAAAAACTTGTGGTGCCATAAGATCCAGTATATGCTTTAGGAACCCAAATGTTATCTGCATCAAATTGGCCGAAGTCGCTGGCTGTTAATGCTTGGTTGTCTATGAAATGAATATTGGAGAGATATCCGTCACCGTAGTTAGTGCCAGCCTCATTAAATCCCATATAATGTGTTACGCCAGACTGGTTAACTGCAAGATCAATGGCACTCGGATTGTTTATAGTATTCCATGAAGTAATCTCAACTCCTTGAATCCATACTCGAATACGGTTATTTGCGGTACCATTATCAACGTCGATAGCCACAACAACATGATAATGAGTAGAAGGGTCACGATAAATTGCATTCGATATACGCCAATTAGTCAATCCACCACCGACATAAAATGAATCGTCTAATGTAGTATTATGAAATCCCATCGAGAAATAGGTGGAGTCTGAGCTAGCTGTTCCGAGTTGAAGTAATGGAAAGCGCACACTGCCGAACTGGGAGCGTTTAACCCACCCACTCCACGTCCACTTTCTACGATTTCCACCTGAACCGAATGACCTACTTAGACGAGCATCCACACCATCAAAACGCAATGAGTTAGTAACGGGTACAGCCTCATTATATCCACTATTGACACTGTCACGAACAACAAGAGAGCCGGCATTACCTGTATAGGTGTCAGCGGCAAAGTGCAGTTTCGGTTTTGTTATCGCCACGCTCGGAAGGTTGGCGGTGCAGAGGGCTTTAAAGCCTGTAGGTGGAGTAACGCCATGAAAATTGCGCTGGCCGAATTCCATAGCTAATACTGAATTGTCATTTCCTGTTAGTCCGAAAAGCCAGTGCGTCGAAGTCGTACTCAACGTATATGCTGGGGATGTGTCCCCAGCAGGATCACCGACCCAAGTTATTGTTGTTCCACTGATGGTCCCAACCCATATCTTTCCGGTTGCAGCATCAAAGGCGATACATGCCCAAGAGCCATTTGCAGGGGGCGTCCAGTAAGAGGCAGTATCACTAAGACTGTTACGTTTTGCCCCGTTCCACAAAAATGCCGCCCCATCTGAATAATCCCCAGGCGTCGTCCCACCTGATGCATTCGGTATCTTGGAAGCATTATCCAAACCAGCAATACCAAATGCTGGGTAGGTAGTCGAGGCTCCGGAAGTCCGCTGAATCATCAAGAACCACTTACCCGACTTGGGAATCGCAATGGTTGCTACAGTTTGATTGTTTCCTGACCCACCATCATATTTCAGGTTTGCCTCAGTAAACGTACCTGCTGCCTTTGCGATACTATTCAAGGTCGCATAGTTATTCGTCGGCGTGTCCGTCATCTGGTCGTAGGTCACGCCCGACGCCGTGCTTACGTTGATGGTATTCCAGTAGTTCCCGTTGCCGGAAACGTCCTTGCCAAGTCCTGCGTTGCTACCTGCGGTGACTGCGGCATCTTTGAAATTTAGATAAAAACCATTAGTGCCATAGGTCAGCCCCGAGATTGCTTTCGCAACCCACACACCATCAGAATTGGTTTCACCAAAGCTGGAAGGTGTTAGAGCGGTTCCATCCACAAACACAAACTCAGCCAAATAGCAGTCGGCAAAGTACGTTGTCCCCCCACCACACCCAATATAGTGCAGTGTTGATGCTCCATTGATATTGCAGGTTCCTGACCCTGTTGCGATTGATACGTTGTTGCGGTATATCGTCCATGTACCTGCGTTATTGACTATGCAGAAGTGATACCACGCAGAAGGATCACGAATAACAGCGGTCGAAGTGCATAGCGCCGACCCTGCTGAGTTCGATATTCCTACAATATCTGATGTATTCCACTGATGCCATATCGCGTTATTGGTGGTAACCCCCCCATAGCCGAAAATGACCTGTGCAGACCCTCCCGGAGCCACTGTTTTCTTTATCCAGAAAGAAGTTGTTGACGTATTTGCGGCAGTCGGCGTCCCGAACGTCCTCGACAAATAGGCACTCGCACTCGCACGAAGGCGAAGCGAGTTCGAAATACTATACCCACCACTGCTACCAAATCCTACAGGTAATACACTCATTTATGCACCTGCTGAAGTTAGTGCAGCAGATACTGTGCAATATGCATTGGTACCATCATCAAGATATGAAATAATATATGTTCCTGTAGTACTCAATTTTGATAGATCTGCTGTTGCAATATATGTTGTCGCCGCTGCTGTAATGGCATAGTTGCTACCATTTATAAACAACACCAATCCGCTTTGACCAGAGGTGTGATTAGTGAATGTTAGTGCGGCTGCCCCTGTTGGTGTGCATTTAAAATTATTGGTTACAGTTTGATCGAAACTGCCATCGTTATCTGTAGTGATTGTGCCTGCCTGCGGTTTTGTAAATGTTTGTGCCATCGCAAGGCCAGCCAAAGTTGTTGTTGCGGCTGGTAAAGTGGCAACATATGATGAAGCAGCAGCCGGCGCTTTTAATGTCAAATTGCCGGACGAGGACCCCGCCAATATTAATTTACCGTCACCAAATGTTTGAGTTCCAGTCCATGAGTTCCCGAAACTTTGTACATATGATCCGCCATCAATGCCTACATAACTCATATTAAACCTCCAATATCGACATAATAGCGTCTGCTGATGCACCTGCAGATGCCTTAGCCTGAATACTATCTCCGGAGTTCAAAACGATCTTCTGATCACCACCTACCACAACCAAGGTACCACCAACAGGAACTGGTGCGCCTTTGACGATATAGTAAGCAACAGCACTTAGATATAATGCAACATCTACAGTGATTGCGGCGCCAGATGTGTTTGAAATACTGCATCCAATAACTGTCGCAGTACCAGCTGGTGCAGTATAGCTACCAATATTTGCCAATGATGTTGTAAGACCCGACGTCGCCTTGCTTCTGAATGTTGCCATTTGTTACTCCTTTATGAAATTATTTATCCCAATGCAATCGAGTACATTAAACTCAAAGCGGCGGCATCAGGGAGAGTCTGCCATGTTGCATCACCTCTGAGATATGTTGTTGTGTTATTAGGTGGTGTTGGAACTGCTCCGGGTGTTGTTGCGGTTGCCACAGGAACATCGGCCGCAGCAATTGTATCCCATGCAGGATGTGCTCCGTTTGTCCCTGTCCCTGTCTGTCTTAAGAACTTCTTGGTAGTTGTTGTGTTTGGTGTAACTTGTGACGTTACATTTGAGTCTGCTTGATAATGAACAGCACCAAGTAATGTTGTGTTGTTACCACCCGCCAAGTGCGTTGATACTGATGCAGTAGCAGAATTACCGGAACATGAAGTGGATGAGCCGCTAATGTTCATTGTTTGACCGGAGAGTAATGTCGCCGCAGCTGCAGCAGTATAGCCTCTACCGTAATTATCAATACCATTGGTGCCTGTGAATGTCCCCATACCTGAGGCAGCTGCACTTCCTGTTAGTGGAAATGTTCCAGTACCGTTAAAGTATGCTGCCCAAATATAAGCACTTGCATCACGATATACAATTGTGTTTGCGCTTGCTGCTGTTGTTGGGTTGTTGTATCCAGAAATCGAACCTGCAGTGCCAGTTACACTACCGGAAATTGGATTTGTTACAGTTAACCCAGTTAATGTACCGACCGATGTTATTGCTGGTTGTGCAGCAGTTGTTACTGTTCCTGCAGTAGTTGCAGTAGAAGCATTTCCTGTCAATGCTCCCACAAATGTTGTTGATGTTACAGAAACCAAACCAGCAAATGTTGTTACTGTTGCACCTAGTGAGACTGATGTAGAACCAATTGTGACAGCGCTGTTAGCTAAATTCGCATTTGTTATACCAGCTGTACCACTTAAATGTGCATTTGTTATTCCGCTTACTGCTAAGGTTGATACCGCTGTACCTGTGTATGTTGTACCAATAGACCAAGATAGTCCTGTTCCTGCCGACAGCCCATTCAATGTACCGCCTAATGCAACACCTGATATTGTACTGTTTGCCAAGTTAGCATTTGTTATACCAGCTGTACCACTTAAATGTGCATTTGTTATTCCGCTTACTGTCAATGTGGATGCTGCCGTACCAGTATATGTGGTTCCAACAGTCCATGATAATCCAGTACCCGCTGTCAATCCAAACAATGTACCGCCTAATGCAACACCTGATATTGTACTGTTTGCCAAGTTAGCATTTGTTATACCAGCTGTACCACTTAAATGTGCATTTGTTATTCCACTAACAGTTAGTGTTGATGCTGCGGATCCGTTATACGTAGTTCCAACAGTCCATGATAATCCTGTGCCTGCAGTTAATCCAAATAAATTATTACCCAGCGCAACACCGGAAATCGTGCTGTTTGCCAAACCTGCATTTGTTATTGTACCAAACCCCAATGTAAGTCCAGATACACGCAACACCTGCCCATCTGTCCCTGTAATATCTGCAACGTTGCCCAGCGAATTCGCTGCTCTACCAACAACAGATAAACCTGCCGATTGTCGGATCATCGTATTGGCAACTGTATTTACATCTCCACTACCAACTAATGTACCATTCACTGCTGGGAAAGATATTGCGGTCGCCGCACCTTGTGTTAATACTGTTGTTCCGACTTTAGTTGAACCGGAAGTTAGTTGCGCTGTCCCATTAATAGTTGTGATGCCCGATGATGCGCCAATATTGACGTTTGATGTTCCGCCTGCCCCAACTGTCGTACCTATGTTAATTGTTTTTGTTGCTGAAGCGACCGCCCCAGTACCAAAATTATATGTCGAGGCTGCTGTTGAGCCGCCACCAATTGTTATTGTTTGGGCTGTAGCTACACCACCAATAGTTAGTGTTGTCGCTGCTGCAAATGCAGTTACTAATGTTGGTGTGGCAAACAAACTTGACAACGACGAGGAGTCTATTGTTGCTGCATTTAGGGCAATTGTTCCAGTTGTATCAGTACCACCTCGGATTGTTACTGTGCCGGCGGCGCCCGCTGTGCCTTGAATTATCGGTGTTGTTATGCTGGTTGAAAATACTGGTGCGGCCGACCAACTAGGGTTTCCACCGGTTGTTGCAACTAACACTTGGCCAGTTGTTCCTGCTGCAGTTGATCCATATGCGCTTGTTGATGAACCAAATACAACACCATATTGATTAACAGATGATGCGCCGGTTCCTCCACGAGTTACTGCCAACTGTGCTTCAGAAGTATATGTGCCGGCAGTATCTGAATAATATATTGGGCCAGCTGTACTGGTTGACTTTAATTTATTTACATATAGAGTTGTTGAATCTAATACAGTAGCATTGTTAATTTTGTAAGCCAGTCCTGTTAATAGATTCCAACTTTGATTCGAAGACCAATTATCGTTTGCATTATCCCAAATAATCGTTTTATCAGTTGCGCCTTTCAATGTTATACCACCGCCGTCAGCAGTTGTATCTGTTGGAGCTCCGACTGATCCAAGTTCAATGTTTTTATCATCAACTGTCAATGTTGTTGCATTGATTGTCGTTGTTGTGCCTTGAACTTCTAGATCCTGTACAATAACTTTACTACTTGATCCACCGATTGTTATTGTATCTGTTGCTCCAGAACCAGCAAATAAAGACACACTACCGGTTGGCTCACTGAAGAATGTAGTGGAACCTGCAGTTGCACGAACACCTGCGCTAAATGTCACGTCACCACTAAAGGTGTGAGCGTTTGCATGTGTAGTTCCACCTGCAGCCCATGTTACAGCACTTGGGTATACAGTTAATGTATCAGTAGAGTTGTCGCCTAGTTGAACGTTACCGTTAAGTGTTGTTGAACCAGCGACTACAACATTACTACTAAAGGTGTGATTGTTCGAATGTGTTATTGGACTAGCACCAGACCATGTTACGGCACCTGGAAATATAGTTAATGTGTCGGAGGTGTTGTCGCCAAGTTGAATGTTACCATTGATTGTTGCCGAACCAGAAATTATGATGTTGCCGCTAAAGGTGTGGTTATTCGAATGTGTTATTGGACTAGTTCCAGACCATGTTACGGCACCTGGAAATATTGTTAGTGTGTCACCGGTAGCATCACCTAGTTGAGTGTTACCTTTAACTGTTAGGTTACCAGACACATATGCGAACGTGCCCACATTCAATCCAGCAGCAATTGCGGCACCACCTGCAACCGTCAATGCTCCAGTAAATGCACCGACAGCACCTGCATCAGTAACACCAGGGATTGCAACGGTTCCAGATGTTCCTGTGCCACCAGCTAGAGTTAGAGCGCCGCCAGAACCTTGAAGTTTAGCCATGATACCGTAATTTAGACCACGATATAGAACTAAATCATCGTTCCCTAACTTAAGTTTTTCTGCGCCATTTGATGTATCAACAACGATGTAGTTGTTTGTTCCCTCGAATACTTTAAATGCACTTGGCGAATTATCAGTAACAGGGATATTTGTTGATTGCTTTGAGAACAGGCGCCAAGTTAATTCGCCTGTTGATCCAACTGCATTAAGTGTAAATGTATTCCAGTCTGAGTTGAATGATAAGAAAGTCCATCCCGAATATGTGTTTCCGTTTTCTACAAATGTAACTGCACTCTTAATTTCAGTGGTTGAGTCAGTGTCTGTTGAACGTGTCCATGCGCCAGCACCGGCAACGTATATACCATTTTCTTTTAGGGCAGTTTGATTCTTAACGAGGATTCTATCACTGGCGATTGTTTGGTACCCGTCAATGACTAATAGACCACCTACTGCTAGATCTATGTTAGCTGTGGTGGCAGCTTTAACAGCCTCTTTCGTTTGAACGTTGGTACCAACTAATCCGACTACATATTCATTAGTTGCAATAGTGCCGGACGCTGAAGGTAATGTTAATGTATTACCGCCAGTTGATGGTGCTGATATTGTTGTTGTACCTGATACTGAACCAGCTACAGTTAAACTGGTGCCCAGAATATCAAGATTATTTTTTACTTTGAAGTTTATATTGGCCAAAACTTTCCCTTTCCAGTCGGCTTATTGAATTGTTATTGTATATTATTTATACTTTTGTTAATACCATAGTCACTTTCCATACAGTCGAAACTGCTGCTGCAGGAGTTACTCTCAATTCAATATCGGCGCCATTAACTGCTGTTGCAATTAAGCTAAATGTTGCGCCGCCCACATCGATCCTTCCATACTCAACATAATCAGAATTTGTACCATCATGCACAACAAGAACTTTAGACAGAGTGAATGCACCAGCTGCAACACCTTGAACCAAGAATTCACATGAACGGTACGTTGCTTTTGCAAATGATGCAATTTTTTGATTCGCACTAGCAGTAGTTGTTGTGATTGTAGCTGTATTAATAACAGTATTTGTGCCAAATGTCACATCATTTGTCACCGCTAAGGAACCAAGCGTACCAACTGCAGTTATATTTGTTTGTGATGCTGTTGAGATCGTTCCTGTTATTCCACTAGTTGCCGAAAGGGTACTGAAATTACCAGCGCCTGGTGTTGTTCCACCAATTGTTCCTGGAGCCGACCAATCTGTACCATCAAGTGTATCAGCATTTAGGTTTGTTACCTTGGTTGTTGATGCCACCGTAAATGGGGCAGTCCCTGTTGTAACAGTCGATGTTATTACACCACTTGCACTTAATGTCGTAAATGCGCCAGTGCTTTGTGTTGTTGCGCCAATCGAGCAATTGTTTATTGTGCTTGCTGCTGTTGGGTTAATTGTCAATGCCCCGACAGGAGAAATTGTTACACTACCTGTGCCTGTTGGCGATATAGTCACATTTGCGCTGGCTGGACTTGCAGTGACAGCTCCATTGAAGGTTGCTGCTTGGGCAACGGTCAATGTTCCGTTTATTGTTGTTAATTTGGCTGCCTTACTGATATTAACTGCGGCCTCAAGACCCAAATTTAACGTTGCAGTGTTTGTTGTTGAAAATACTGCCGCCGTTGATGCCGCCACACCAGAAACTATAGTTTGGACAGCATCAGTTCCGTTACTTAGAACTATGTCGCCCGATGCAACAGTAAGTGTCACACTGGATCCAGTTGCTCCAACTTGCAAACTTGAGTTGACGATCGTGCTGCCTGACGCATTACCAATAGTAATTGCACCGGTTGATCCTGTGAATAATGACACAGCACTAATTGTGGTTGCTGCTGATATTGCAGGTGTGCCCTCAATAACAACATCACCGCCCTTGACCTGCAAGTCACCGCCGACAGTTGCATTGCCACCAACACCTAAACCACCTGTGACTTGCACAGCACCAGATGCCACTGTACCCAATGTGTTATCTGTAGCAGATGTGAATGCGGTTGCGCCGTTAGCTGCTAATGATGTGAATGCACCAGTAGATCTTGTCGATGCGCCAATCGAGCAGTTGTTTATTGTGCTTGCTGCTGTTGGATTTATTGTCAAGGCAGCAACAGGTGATATAGTTACAGTACCTGTGCCTGTTGGTGATATGGTCACATTTGCATTAGCTGGACTTGCTGTAACAGCTCCGTTTAATGTGGTTGTGCCTGTGACGGTCAATGCGCCACCTAATGTTGTCAAGCCAGTGCCAACAGTAAATGTCTTTGTTCCTGTAATCGATGTGTTGCTGTTTATTGTTGCAGTTCCAGAATTTAATGTGAATGTTCCTGCGGTTTGTCCAATTACCTGACTAACAGAATTCAATGTCAATGTTGTTGATGTTGCACTACCTAATGTTATTGTGCCTGTTGATGATGCAAATAATGACACTGCATTAGCTGCAACTGATGCGGATATTACAGGAGTGCCTTCAATGATAATGTCGCCGCCCTTGACTTGAACATCACCACCAATTGTTGCATTTCCGCCAACGCCCATGCCACCGGAAATTTGTACGGATCCGGATGCAACTGTTCCCAATGAGTTATCTGTTACTGATGTGAATAATGATGCACCATTAAATGTTGCCACTCCAGTAACTGTCAGTGCTCCACCCAATGTTGTCAGGCCAGTGCCGACAGTAAATGTCTTTGTTCCTGTAACTGTTGTGTTACTATTAAGTGTGGCTGTTCCTGAGTTTAATGTGAATGTTCCGGCTGCTTGGCCGACTGTTTGACTAACAGAATTCAATGCCAAAGTGGTCGATGATGCACTACCAACTGTTATTGTACTTGTACTGGAAGCAAACAGTGATACAGCATTAGCTGCAACTGATGCGGATAGTACAGGTGTACCTTCAATAACAACATCGCCACCTTTAACTTGAAGATCACCACCAATGGTTACGTTACCACCAACACCAAGTCCACTTGTGACTTGCACAGCACCAGATGCCACTGTTCCTAATGTGTTATCAGTTGCTAACGTGAATGTTGTTGCTCCATTGGATGCCAATGTTGTGAATGCACCAGTGCCTCTGACACTTGCACCCACATTCATATTGTTGATCGATCCAGTCAAAGTTCCAGGAGCAATTGTAACTGTTCCTGCTGCACCGGTTGGGCTAAGAATGATTGTTTGTGCAGCTGATGCAGCTGAAATATTTCCTAATAGTGTGGTTGTTTGCGCTAGTGTGCCCAATGTTGTTGTGCTTGTTGGGCTTATTGTTGCAGTTCCTGTTGTGGTGATGAGGACATTACCTGTACCATTCACTGTCACTGCTGCTTTAAGCAATGTATCAGAACCAACATATAATTTCGATGCAATTGCAGCTCCACCACCAACAACTAATGCGCCACTTGATGCGTCACCGCCATTATCAGTTGTGGTGAGGATGATAACTCTTCCTGTTGATGTGTTGGCCGAATTTGCTTGTAGTTGAAGATCTTGTGTTGTTGTGATCGAACCTGCAACTTTAGGGATGATTGATAACGGTGTTAGAACAGTCAATGTTCCTGCAACGGACGATCCGACATTAATATTTGTTGTGGATCCAACATCACCATTTGTAGCTATATTTACTGATTTGGTGTTCCCTGTCGATGGAGCACCTGTACCAATATTGTAAGTCGATGTTCCTGTCGATGCATTTCCAATATTAACTGTTTGGGCAGCAGATGCATTACCCAAATTCAATGTCGTCACAGCAGAGAATGCATTTATTGTTGTTGCAGTACTTGCAAGTAAATTAAATGTAGTCTGGTTTGTTGTTATATCACTGCCACGAACATCAATGTCAGCGTCAAATTGTGCATTGCCTGTTACTTGCAACGTGCCTGTTAATTTTGAGTTTCCTGTAACTTGAAATGTCTCTGTTGATGATGGCGCTGCACCAATACCTACTTTTGATGCAACATCAACATACAGAGTTGCTGAATTGAAATTTAAGCTATTCGGAATTGCAACTGCAGTTCCATAAATTGTAAGTGTTGTATTCTGTGGGTTACTTGCCGCACGACCTAGATGGGTGTCGCCTTGTGATTGCAGAACACCAGTTACACCAAACCCACCTGTAATCACATCACCGGTTCGCTTAACTTTTCTGGAATTCAGATTGTTTATTGCCAAAACGATTGCATTTATCTCACCAACATGAGAAGCTGAAACATCACCTTCTGTTGTTGCGTCATGCATATATGGGTCTGTTGAATTCGAAACAGAATCGCCAACAAGTCCAGAGGTGTTTGGGACGTCACCAGATTCCATAATTCTTTCAGGATCACCGATATTGTGGGCCAATCTATTGGTGATTGTTCTCCATTGATCTAATGTGTGATCTCTGCTTACGATTGGTTTTGTCATTTCTTACACCTTTGTTGATGTGACTTATTTAAATATTTATACTAGTTTTATCGGTATGACACTCTTTTTCTTGCGAGTCATGTCAGGATACTGCATTCCCAACACATCTTTCCTCCACTCAGGCAAATCGACACCCTCAATCCAATACGGTATAAATCCTGTTAGTATTTCGATTGCATACATGAAAAATACCACATTATCGTTATATGAATTATCGCATGACCTATCCCAATGTTCTCCCTCAAGCATGAAGCAAGACCCACCACAAAGTTGAAGAACTGGACATTTCTGACAATTTTCCCTTAAAGACCAGTGAGTGCCGGTGTTCAATTTCACATCACCGATATTGTCGATTGTTCCTATTTTATGACTTTCTCCATTAAAGGATTTTAGATTGGCACTCACGTTTTGGCAAGTGACAACATTACCCTTCATATCAACAGCTAAATTATCTTCACTATCCATGCCACATTTTTGACCTAAAGTGTGCCAATTTCTCTGATTAACAATGGTTGATATAAACCCTGTTATCTTATTGTGCTTAATTGATAATTGCCCACGACCCAATTCACTAAGTTCAGAAAATGCAGTTCTCCTAAATTTAATCATGTCTTGATAATCATAGAATGATAGTTCTAGTCCACCATCATTATATGCATCGATCACGGCACCTTCCCCAAACCCAACTGTTTCGCATCCTGTCTTTTCGATGAAAAAATCCATAATAGCTTTTCTACTGTAATTTTTGGCATGAAGCACTGCATTGAAACTTATTTTACCTTTTGGGTGAAGTAAATTAAACAACTTTAATATCTTCTCACGTTTCTCAGGATCGTCGAAAGGATCCGGACCTCTAATTGATTGCCCTGGGCCGTCGTGAGAAATTGCAACTGCGAAGTTGTTCTCATCTAGAAAAGTGATTATATCATCCGATAAAAGAGATCCATTTGTTATGATCAGAAATTTCACATTTGGGATCATAACTTTAAGTTTTTCTGTTAATGGACGAATTGTTTTCCAATACACAAATGGTTCACCGCCCCAAAATTCAATCATATTAACTTTACTCAAATCGAGTGATTTAAGCCTATTTAAAAATGTCTCAATTTCTTTAGGTGTGAAGTCTACTGAATCACTTGCATGTAATGCCTGAGAACAATAATCACATGAGTAGTTACACTTAAGTCCAAGCTGAATTTTCAATTTCTTAGGGCTATTACTTTTCCCAAGTGGCTTGTCAATCGAAAATTGTTTTGCCTTCTTGTAGAAATTCCCTTTGTAGTCTGAGAATTTTTCCAGGTCAATTTTTTCACCACCCAAAACACTTAGAGAAGACGTCTCATTATCATAAACAAACACTTTCTTTTCACCGGTATCCCAGTTCTCACCATGCACATAAAAAATAGACATATCTACCTCACTTTAATAAATTATTCAATGCTTGTTTTAAGTTTTCAACTTCTGTTTCCAAAACAGAAACCCTGTGTTTAATAGATTCTGTTTCAGACTTTTCAATTCGAAGTCTTCTCCTCGCCGCAAGGTATTCTGCATATGCTCGATCATCTGTGTTAATTACTGCGGAATCTTTTTGTATAAACTTCTCACTCATACTAATGTAATCAATCTCATATTTTTCAATTTAGGTACCCTCGATGTGTTGGTGGTTCTCATTTCAATTTTAATAGTGATTTCATTAAAACTGCCCAGCTCTTTATCAATCTTCTGTTCTATGTATGAGTTCGAGTTTGATGAGTTTATGAATGATAATCCTGTTAGTTCAGTCCATGGTTTTGTTTCAATCGATTGCATTTCTGATTTTAGATTGACTTTATAGAACACTCGTAAGGACGCCTCTGTTGGTTTCACATAATCGAAGAATAATCTAATACCTGATGACACTCGTTCTGTTTCGAATATTCTCGAAATGTAATTTGCTGAGTTGCTCGTTGCACTTGGGGCGATAGAATCCACAAAGAAATCGTATATAACCAAAGTAACTAAACCTGATGCTGTTTCATTAACCACAGGAGACGAAGTGTATATTGTGCAATATGTGGTGATATCAGTTTCTTTTCTTGTGACCAGCATAGCACTATTGTTGGATGCAGTTCCAGTGAACTTTACATATTGTCCAACTTTGATTGTATTGACAGCATCGAGGTATAGAGGATCAGTGATGGTAAAGTATCCTGCATTATTGAACACTGCATTGCCAGCTAAGTCATCATTATTTACTAATGTGTTTGCATCGACACTCTTATTATCAGCCTCAGTTTCATTGTTTATCAAGTTGGATATTGCATGTAGTGAGAATGTGTTTAAGTCGATAACTGGTGATATATTAGGGTTGTTACTGTATAAGTATGCATCAACCTCGACTGAATCCCCTGTTGAGTACAATGTTTCATTCTCAGGTGACATTATGTAATGCGGCGCATCCATTACGTAGTTCTGCTTTATTTGAATAGGGTAATCGAGTGCAGGCTTTACCCTACTAGCATTGGTTCCTCTGACAGTATAATTGATGTGTGACCCTGGTAACACCTGATCTTCACCCGCTAGGTACAAAGTATCAAATCTCTTATTTGTTGTGATTTTGACGTTATTTCCACCCACCCAACCTGTAAATGTCGCATTGCCACCAAGTGTAACAGTGAATGCATTAATTGTTGCATTAGCTACTGTGTATTGAGCATTCAATGCCGTAACAGGGGCAATTGCACCACTAAATGTGACTTTATCACCCGCTACTAAACCATGGTTGTTATGAAGGACACGAACCAATGTAGTTCCATTTATCACTTTGAATGGATCAATCATCATATTCTCTGAAGCGATTGGATTATTTTTGAATTTCAGGTGGCCTTGCTTAGATGTGTTAAATTGTGCCTTATACACAGTCATACACACATCACTTAATTGCTCGGCATTCCACGATGATCCATTTTGTGATTTGAACATTGAACCTAACAGCGGTTGACTAGTTATAACCTGACCTCTAATATTTACTTCTGTTAGTTTGGAAGTCCAGACTTTTGTTTCTGCGAATGCATCAAAGTTTGATCCAATTACCAAACAATACTCTGTATTATCAGATAAAAACACCGGTGACTCAAATGTGAATGTTGTTGGTATAAGGCTTGTTGTTGATACTTTATTTGCAACGAAACTAGGTGGAACTGTTACGTTACTAAATGGCACCACAGATGGTCCTGGATATCCATTAACAACTTCACGGATTTCTAAGAATATAGGTGCTGTATCCAATTGACTTAATGCATAAAAATAAAGATCAACTTTGGTGATAAAAACACCACCACTATCAGTGTGAGCAAATGATTGTGCTAATGGATCACCACCACCGCCCCCACCGCCGCCGCAATCACAAGCGCAATTACAGTTCACAACTGTTCTTGTATTGCCGACTACTGTGTTTGTTGATACAGACGATGACGTTTGCCAATTCTCATTAACTATAGTTGTGTCCAACACGCCTCTTCGTAATATATTGATATTGCGAACAGATAATATAGTTGTTTGTTTTTGATTTGCAATGCCGTGGGCGTCATACAATGCAATTGCACTTGTTATTTCTTGCTCGCCCATCAATGTATTTCTTAACTGTATATTGATAATCTGTGCAGCTATTTTAATGGTGTCATTATTTGGCAGCATCAACAGTCCGAAAAACGAACCATCTACACTTGTAGCCATTTCGCCTTCTTCGTTGGTACCATTTATTACACCGAAAGCGCCGCTAGTTTTACCCCTAACAGTTTCCCCATCAACAAATGGGCCATTTTTGACATTGAGTATCCTTAGATAACTTGTTCCATCAACAAGTTCTTCAGCTATAGTAATAGCTGAAGCACCAGAAGTTGCACCGTAAATAATTTCACCCTTTTCCAATATGTCATATGAATTTGCGCCGTATTGTCTGGTGCTCAAATCTGTTTGATCGATATTAGAGAATTTATAATCTAAGAAAGTGCCAGTTTTAGAAGTGAACTCGAGTGTTGAAGCGGGCACAACATAATCAGTTACATTAAATTGATTTATGTACGCATATAAAGGGACACGTGGCATGAAGTTTTTGCCATACATTACAATTGCCTTTTGGCGAATGAATGGCACCCAATTCTGAGTAGACAGTCCATCAACCCTACCAAGTTCGTCCCATTGTTCTTGAACAAATGTGTTTATACCTGTTCTTTCTCTTGTAACCTCATCTGTTCCATCAACAATAGTAACAACAGTGTCAGTTCTAGTGGTTATTGTTGTGGTTGCAGATATTTCAGCACCAGTTGTTGAATCAAAAGAAACAGACGAATTAGAAGCACTCCTATTGATGGTTGTTTCAGTCGCAACTGTTGTTCTTGCAACCTCTTGCCATGCATTCCAAACTGTACCCAACACACCCAACTGAGTTGCTACAAGTTCTGTTGAGGCAAACGACCCCTGACTACGAACTTCTATACTCGGAATTGTTATCTCATCGATCCATGTGTCTGCTGCAGGAAATATATTCAAACTACCTACAGAAGAACTGATATGAGTCAGCGGTGTTATATTCTCTGGTGTCGATGCATTTATGTTTTGGAATAGAATTGTCTCGGTATAAGGCAATGTAACAAGATCACCAGTTACAGTGTATCCATTTAGGTTGCGTAAATGATTGTCAGTTTCTATCAACTTTATATCATTGGCAACATACATTGGGCGACATTCTTGCCTTGTTGAGTCTATACTACATTTATAATCAGGGTCACCGACATTTCCTGTGCTATGATCCTTAAACTGATCAACAATGAATCCGTTTTTAAACCTAGTAAGTCCAAACCCATCTTGTATTTGTTCTAAGTATGCAGACGATTCCAACATAGATAATGATGCGGCGGATTCGACATTGTCCAATCTATTTTTTATCGACTCAATATCCTTCATTGTGTATCGTTTTATATTGACGTTGGTGATAGTGACATCACTAATATTGAAAACATATGCCGGTATTTGCATTATGCCCAATATAGTTGAACCGTCATTAGCTATTGGAGCAACAGGATTTAAGCTAGGCTGACCTTGCTCAATTCTAAAGCTTCCATCAGATGTTATTTCTATTACATCTCGCCTAGGCAGATATATCGAATAGAATAGTTCTATTGGATGAATACTTGAAAGTGGCTCAGAAATAGATGCACCATCAGCTGTGTCAAAACTTAGGCCGCCGTCTGATATTCTTGATCTAAAGTCTAGAAAATCAGCAAAGCTATTCATCCCATTCTTAGGGATCATGGAATAAGGAACATCATATGAATCTACAGAAAAATAATCTCCCGGGCCATGATCATAATACTCATAAGTAATCTTAATTGGTGCTGTTGGCGACCAATTTGATGTTGGTTGCACATAACTAACATTATAATAAGTGTTGTTTGATGTTGATTCTATCGTGTAGTATAATGTAATATCAATTTCATCCAGATCAACATATTCTTTAAACTCAGATCGTTTTGTGTAATCGAAATAATTTGAACCAGATTGAGTAACAGAAACAACACGAACAACATCTGCTTCTGTTAATGGAATTTTTGGTATATCAGCATCATTCAATGTGTTCAATACAATGGTTTTAAACTTCCGTGTTTTTACTTTTTCTTTAGCTGATAATGAAAGTTTCTTGATTGTTGTTAAAACACGATATGTACTATTCCCCAACCCTGCCTTGTATATCTGTAACTGCGAGTTGTTTGTGCCTGATATTGTTATTGTCAGTCCATTAATCGGACCTACTGTTCCATCTTCTAAAGATACTAAATGTAAATCAGGACTGGTTGATGAGAACAATTCATTCTGTGAAGAGACGTTTAGGGTGATGGTATCGTTTATTGCTCTAGCTTGATACATGCGCTTGACATGATATGATGTTTTCACATCACCCAAATCATTTCTAATGGTCTTCACAAAAGAATCAGGTAAAGGTTGTATCAGAGAATTGACACCTGATATTGCGGAACTTTCCTTATAGCAGATCACATTACTATTTGCACCAACCACAGCGGGAACAACCGTCATCGATATTGCACTTGCGATGTTTGTCACTTTATGAGAAGATACTGTCGAACCTTTTATAACAATGGAATCACCGACAGAAAGCTCTAAAGAAAACAGCGTCCCGTTTCCAGTTATTGTACCTGAACCAGCACCATTTGATACACTACCACTAAGTGCATTTTGGGTTCCCACAATGTTTGCAGAAAATGAACCATTACTCTGTGATTTAATCTTTTGAGCATATTGTGCAAATGGCTTGTCAGCATCCATAACAACGTCGAAAATATAAAGACGAGCCAAACAATCAGCTGCCCCTAGTGTCCCCGAATCATACTCAAAACTCCTAATACGACATGACCCTGTAATGGATAAATTGTTGTCCATTATATCAAATGTTGAATACATTTTATTTACAGAATCAATGTTTGCAAGTGATGGCAAACCTTTGATATCGTTGATATAAAAATATTGACCAGATATTGGTGTTATAGAATTATATGAGGCGTTTGTAAATACTGGTTCTAGATTAAATTCAACATTTCTGAACCCAGTTGATATATCAATTTCATTACCCTTAATATATGCTTTGCCTTTTGTTACTCTAATATCACCTGTATTGTAGTCTCTCACATGAGCATCTAAAGTGCCAATTGCGTCATAAAGACCGCCATTATATCTTGGCGCATCTACGACTAACCATCTGATGCCTCCATCATTAAATTCTCCGTATGTTACATTTGGTGTCAAATACCCGGAAGATAATGTGTTTAATGCCGTTAGATAATATGTTTTTGAGTCAATTGTATAATTGATAACATCACCCACAACATACGGAGTATTGGGTTGCCACTCTCCCCTGTTGTTTGAACGATGTCTAACCGGCGCAAATTTAAATGGAATGACAGTATAGTTACCTGATTCAGAATATGTTCTGTCAGCTAATATTTTACCTGTTGCATTTAGTTTTGTTGTTGAAACTTTACTCTGCAATTCGCCGTCCTTAACAAACATTAACGGTATAAACTCGTTTGTTACGGCGGTGTCAAAGTACGATTTCTTTTCTAAAATAAGTTCGATTTTAAGTCTATCAGCACCTTGAGCTGTTGTATTATAGAACCCACTCGCATTGTTGTATAATGTAGAATCCTCTTCTGCTGTTACAATTGATTCTTTTAGTTGCAGTCCAATTTGATATGATGGGGTTGTTCCGAACTTGTCAAGTGATATTGTTTGGGCAGCAACTTGAACAAAATAACCATTTACATAGTATATGCCTTCGGCTATTTCCGCAAATGATCCAGTACCGGTATATGTTACATCATCACTAACAATAACTGAATTAGATGAATTTTCTAATGTAAGAACCTCACCCGGTTTAAATTCTGAATACAGTATTGAGGTATCCAGTGGATCTAATCCGCCTGACACATATTGAACAAACAATGCAGCTGAATCTGTTAATGTTGATTTTTCACTAAACAGAACTAATGCTTTTACTCCTGTGGTCGAACCAACAACAATTTTCCCTGAGAGTGCATCTATAACACTATTGACTGACACCCCAGAAACCAACTCATTCAATTTTACATATGTAACTCTATTGCTAAAGTTGATATACCCAGGAACAATCATTGCACCATTTTGGAAATTGAAGTCGCCGTGCTTCTTTATTTGCTCTTGAATGGTGGTTTGTAATTGCGTTAGTTCACGAGGCTGAATAGTTCTACCTGGCAGAAACAATATCTTTAGATAATTGTCAGCAGGATCAAAATCATCATAATATGGTGCAGAATTTAGATTAAGTGTCATGCGTGCATTTCCGTGTATTCAATTGTATATTTATGCCAAGGAAATCAATCTGAAATTCTTTATTCTAGGAACCTTTGAAGTATTATCAGAATTCAACACAATCTTAATCATTATTTGATCGTACAACGCGGTTTCCATATCTATAGACTGTTCTCTGAAAACTGACGTTAAGCCTTCAACGAATGTAGCATCACTCAGTTTTGTCCAATTTTGTCTTTCGATATTACCATACGCTGATTTTAGATTCACCTTATAGTAAACATCAATATGAGCATCCACAGGTTTGTTATAATCAAACATCAATTTAAATCCTGAGGACTGCTTCTGTAACTCTACAATCTTCGATACATACGATGCCAAATTGCTTGCTGTGTCAGGAGAGATTGCATCAACATAATGATCATACCTAACCAAAGTAATTGCCGTTGTTGGTGCTGTTTCAGTGACAACAGTTGATGATGTGTATATCTTATATGAAGGTGTAGATAGTTTTTCAACTTTTGTCACTAACAGAGGGCTATTATTAGATACAGTCCCTGTAAACTTGACATACTTTCCAACCTTTATACCTCCTAATTCAGTGACATATGACCCATAAAGCCCACCAGAAATAATAAAATAACCGGCATTGTTGAATACTATGACACCAGAATGACCACCAGCCACACTAAAAATCAAATTACTATCGATTTCTTTGTTTATTGCACTTGTTGGGTTATTGATCTTGTTACTGATTGTGTGTAATGAGTATGTTGGTAAATCAACAACAGGCGATAAGTTTTCATTGTTGCTGTATAAGAAAGCATCAAAAGAAAATGAGTCTTCATTTACAGTATCTGTTTCATTCGCAGGTGTCAGAACATATCTAGGATTATCAAACTCGATGTTCCTATTCAATTGGACAGGATAATCGATTGCAAGCTTTTCAACAACGTTGTTAATTCTAGTTGTGCCACGGTATGTGTAATTTATGTGAGTGCCAGGGAGGACAAAATCCTTTCCGCTAACATGCATTGTGTCCATTCTTCTGCCTGTTGTGACCATACATGCTGCGCCGCCGTACCAGCCAGAATTTGTTGCAGCAACAGGAATTGTGATTGTGTAGGAATCTAACTCAACATCACTAATGGTAAAGTCTTTATTCAATTCAACAGAGGTTGGATGAGTTAGAGCCGACACCACACCAGAGAAGGTTATTATTGCACCATCATATAGGCCGTGATTTTTGTGCGACACTCTGACAGTTGTAGAACTTGCATTGATTTTGAATGGGTTGTTATCTAACTTTGTCGATCCCAGAGGAATGTTCTTGAATGCAACATGACCCGGAGTTGTGATGTTGAACTTAGCTTTGTATAATGTAAAGCACATATCACTAAGTTGATCAGCATCCCAAGTTGAGTTATTCTGTGACCTAAACATTGACCCTAAACTTGGTTGTGACACCACAGACCTACCATCTAAGGAAACTTCTCCCATTTTAGCAATCCACAATCTCGTATTGCTGATGCCAGATGCAACAACAAAACAATATTCTTTATTGTCAGGTAGATAAACCGGTGAATCGAACGTGAATTTTGTAGGTACCAATGATGTTTTCGATGCAACTAACTCACTAGGATATTTCACAACGTGACTGAACGGCACAACACCTGGGCCGGGATACCCATTCACAACCTCACGAATCTCGAATGATACACCTGTCGACTCATCTTGATCCACGTCATAGAAATACAAGTCGATTGATGTTAAGAATATGCCGCCCCGATCACTGTGCATAAATGTTTGTGATAATGGGTCTGAGCCGCAATCACATGCACAGTTACATGCACAGTTACAGTTTGTCACTTCAGTTGCAATGACTGTACTGGATACGACCGTTGACCAATTCTCAGTAGTTTGTGACGTCTCCGAGGCATTTCTCCTACTAATGACTCCATTTCTGATAGACATTATAGTTGTCTGCATTGTCTGAATTATGCCTTGACCATCGTACATTGCAAATGAGGTTGTTTTGGCACTTTTCTGATCGATGTTATCTCTTAAAGAGATCGTCACAATACCAGCAGTTATTCTAACCTGACTGTTGTTAGGTAACATTAAAATTCCGTAGAAACTACCAGCACTATTTGTTCTGATATTCGTTTCTGTCGTAACAGATGTAAAGGTTGCAGAAGCGCCTGAAGTGGTGCCCACAATCTTTTCATTGGCAACAAATGTACCTTTTACATTTAACACCTTAAGGACCAATTCCGAGATACCTAACTCCACTTGTGTTTCTTCGCACACAACAATTGCTGTTGCACCGGATGTGGCACCTCGTATAACTTCACCTCTCTCCAATATGTCATATGAATTTGATCCATATTGCCTAGAAGTTAAGTTGGAGTGATCGATATTCGATGTACTATAGTTCAAGAATGTGCCGACTTTATCAGTTAATCTCAATGTACTTGCAGGTACAACATATTGAGTCAAAGTTGTGTTATCAACATACACATCGAACCCGTTTATAGGAAGCATTCTCTTAGCAAAGAGAACTATAGCTTTTTGTCTGATAAATGGCGACCAACTTTCATCAACTACTGAAGTTACTCTTCCAACTTCGTCTATCTGTTCTTGAACAAATGTCTCTATCCCGCCACGACCAAAAGTTAGTAAGTCAGTTCCATTTAATGTGTTTGTCGAAACCACATTCGTTCTTGATGTTTCGGCACCTTGAGCACCAACACCAACTCTACTAACACTATTGGTTAGTGTCGATGCAATTGTTGTTCTGCCTGTAGCTTGCCACGAATTCCATACTGTACCAAGTATGCCTGTTGATTGTGCCATAACTTGAACAGCGGCAAAGTTTCCATTTCCGACTTGATTTATCACAGGCAATGTTACTGTATCAACCCATGTATCTGATGCAGGGAATATCTTTAAGTCACCAATCATTGATCTAACATGGGTGTATGGTGTAATATACTCGGGTGTTGTTGCTGTTTTTTGCTCCATCAAAACAACACTAGAATAAGGGAGTGTTGCAATATCACCTGTAACCTGGTAACTATTCGTTGTCCTGGACTGGCCTTCCTTCTCTAGCAGTCTAACATCGTCGGAGTAGAACGACGGGCGGCACTCTAAACTACCGGGATCGATAGCGCATCTGTAGTTGGGGTTGGAAACGTTACCAGCACCATGATCTTTGAATCGATCAACAATGAATCCATTTTTATATCTGTCAAGTCCAAATTGGTCCTTGATTTGAAGTAGACTTGTTTGTTGTTCCAGAGCATTTAGTGCAGTGTAGTATTCAACATTCTTTAGTCTGTTATCTATTGCACCAATATCCTTCATGGTGTATCTTTGCATAGGATTATTGGTGATATGAACATTTGAACTATTGGAAGTAAATGTGTAAGGATCCAAATCGACGTAAGCTAATATGACATTATCATCATTAGGCAGCGGCGCAACTGGTAGATCAGCAGGTATACCTTCTTCAACCCTAAATGATCCTTTAGGGTCGAGTTGTAGAATATCACGTCTAGCTAGGTAGTAAGAATAGTCTGTTTGTAGTGAGTAGAATTCTGATAATGGTTCTGTAACTGATGCTCCAGTTGCAGCGTCGAATGTGGTGCCATTATCATCGATGCGTGGCCTAAAGTCCAAGTAATCTGCCGCACTAACACCATTAAATACAGGTAGCATATTGTATGGGACATTGTACGAATTTACAGAGAAGTAATCACCTTGAGTGTGATCAAAATACTCATATGTCACACGAATAGGCGCACTTGGTTTGAACCCATTTAGTGGATAAATTTTACCGAGGCCATAATATGTGTTTGTTTGACCCGAGTCCAGTCTGTAATTTGATGTGACATCTGTTGCCAACACCGATACATCATATGATACAGTTGCAGCAGGGCTCGCATAATTGAATTGTGTGCCACCAGACTGTGATATCGAAATTATTCTTGTGCAGTCTGCTTCAGTCAGCTGCATGAACTCGCCACTCACTGAATTAACTGTCGTAAAGTCGACCGTTTTTATTTTTCTTATTTTTTGCTTTTCTTTAGCAGCAGCTGATATCTTTTTAACGGTGTACATCACACGATATGTTACTGCATTCGTCAATCCTGAGATTGTAATACTGCTTGTGCCTGCTCCAGCAACAGTTGCAACTACAGGTATAGCTGATCCGTCAGCCAATGCAATGAAGTAATTACCAGTTGTGTTTGGGGCAAATGTCTCACCAGTAACTGTCAGAGGTATCGCCTTAGTTGTACCACTCGCCACAAATTGCTCAACACGTTTGGTGTAGTATTCAGTTGATAATTCACTGTCATCAGAACCTCTCAGAGACCTCACAAAACCTGTAGGTAGTTTCTGTAGTAATGACGCCGCACCAACAAGTTCCGTTCTTTCCAAATACACTGGGACAGCGGTTGCTATAGTTGGTGTTGCTGTATCTAATGTCAATGTAACAGAATCGGTTACAGCTGAAACACGATACGAAACGCCAGAAATGACAATTGTGTCACCAACAACAAGATCCAACGAGAACTGAGTACCATCACCATTTATAGTTCCTGCTGACCCTGTCACTGACCCCGACAAAGCAACTCTTGTCCCCACAACATTGGCAGAGAATGTTGTGTTGCTAGCTGTAATGATCTTTTTAGCATCCCGATAAAATAGTTTTCCGTCATCCATAACAATGTCGAAAATGAAGCACTTATATACGCAAGAATCTAGAGTTGTGGTGCCTGAATCGTATTCTACGTTCCTTATTCTGCATGTTCCTACAGAAGCGCCGACTGCATTCTTAATGGTCAATTTTGACAGCACTTTATTTGACGAGTCGATATGGGTTAGTGGTGGAATTCCTCTAACTGTATTAACAAGAATGTATGCTCCCGTATTGCACTTTATTACGCTGTTCGCCACACGTTTGATTTCTCTTGCTTTGTTGAACGTGACAGTTCTGTATCCCGACACATCAACTTCAAATCCCTTGATAAATGCTGTACCTTCTGATATCTTTATCAGTCCGAGTGAGGAGTCTAGTAGTTGTTTGTCAAATGTTTCTGCTGATGTTGATTTGTGAAACCCTGTGTTAAATACTGGCTTATCAGTAGCCAGCCAACGCATTGTGGAGTCGTCAAATTCACCGTATGTGTTAGTGGGGACAAATGTTGTTGGAGATGATACACCATTAACCAATGCAACAAAGTACTGATCTTTAGTTGTGATACCAACAGTCACACTCTTCTTTATAATGTCACCTTCAATATAGACTGTTGATGGCGCCCAATCGCCTCTGTTGTTGTTTCGGTACTCATGTACTTCATATTTAAACGGTCTGACAACATAATCACCAGACTCGTCGTATGTTTTCCTTGCCAACGTCCTTTCAAATTCACTCAATTCGGTTTTGTTAACTTTGAATTGGATTTGACCATCCTTAACGTGGAGAAGGTCGATAAATTGATCATTTGTAGTATTGGTGTTTTCTTGGTCTTCAAATAATGATCTCTTATCCAATGTAAGAACAACTTGGTATCGATCAGCACCAGGTGCACCGAAGTTATTGGAATCGACTGCTGTATCATTAAGTGTCGGATCATCAAATGCTGTTATGATGTTCTCGACAAAGCTAAGACCTATGCGATATGTTGGTGTAATGCCAAATTTATCGAGCGAGATTACTTGTGCAACATTCTGAACAAAGAATCCATTAATGTAGTAAACACCTTCTTTGATATTTGCCAATGACCCCAAACCAGTGTAAGTGGACAGGTTCAACACTTTAAGAATAGTGTTGGCATCTTCTTCTAAACACAGCTCTTCGTTTCTAATAAACTCAGTGCTGAATACATTGTTTACCACACCACCCGAAATGTAGTTAATAAACAAGGTTGGCGGTTCGGAGGCAGTCGATTTTTCAACATGAATAACAACTGCCTTAACATCGGTAGTTGCACCTACAATTTTTTTATCTAAGAAGCTGTCGATTATCGTGTCAGTTGAAACACCATCTATTGTCGATTCCAATTTTACATATCTGACGTTGTTCAAAAGATCAACATTACCTGGTACAATCATTGCACCATTTTTGAACATGTAATCCCCATTGAGCTTAATCTGATGCTGCAATATGGACTGAATTTGTGTTAATTCACGTGATTGTAGTGCTCGGCCCGGGACAAAAAGTATCTTGTGATAGTTTTTGGTTGAGTCAAAATCATCATAGTATGGAGCAACTGAAAAATTAATCGTCATTGTTATTGCCTTAAGTTAGAATTCGATTGCAATATGTATTTCTTCAATTTGGTTTGGGTCTCTCTGAATTGGTCTTCTGTTCTCAAAATACAAGATGTCACCAGTGTGATGTGAAACTTCAGGATCTGTTACTGATGCGATAGCCACATTATCACTATTCCCACCTGAGGTTATTTGATATATGGTATCGAGTGCAGAAAATGATGCCACTGGGCCCCAATTACTTAGAAGTGTAGGTTTTCCGAAGTTCACCCTCAATTTAAATACATCAGGTGCCCAATCAATGACCCGCCCTCGAGTTCCATTAGCATTATTCACAACCTCAGCATCTACTTCAAATGACACAGTTGCATTAGCTAAAGTTAGAGTTATTGATGCATCTAATGTTGATGCATTAGCAACTGTGGTGCCACCACCTATCAATGGATTTAATACCAAGCCAACCTGCCTGTAGTTATTCGATGTTGTGAAATCCCCATCACCTTCATTCTTTGTTAGAGTTGAACTAATCAGCAAATAATACGCATTTAAGTCTTGAACAGGGCGAGCGCCCAGGCCATACCTGGGTGTCAAAATTGGTGTTAATTTAGTTCCAGAAAATGACGGTAGTGTTATACTACAGTAAGAATAACCAGATCCAGGGTTTAATACACTAACATAAGATACGCCGCCACTTGCATTTGTGTGCAGCCTTATTTGTAGCCCAGTACCATCGCCTTTTATTGATATGAGTGCATTTGGGCTATCAATTATTTGTGATTGAGTGGCAGGGTCAGTATTGTTACCTGCTGCACCGACCAATACATTATAAATTGCGCCGCCGTTCGTTTTTGCTGCCTCTTGTGCCAGATATTGTGACTCATACGAATCTCCGATATCAGGAGGAGTTGTTATAGTTTTAACAGGATGAAATTCTATAGTTGAAAAATTTGCATAGTCGGTGGAAGAGACAGTAGCAATATATCTCCAAACATACCCGTCTGATAATGTGAAATTGGAGAACCCTATGCCTGTTCCTTGCGTTTGAGGATCAATCAATGATGCGTTCTGACCACGGTTATTACCTACACAAATATACACGTTACCATTTTTAGTTACAACATAGTATCTTGCATCTGCTAGAGTAAGTGGGGTTGTTGTTGAACCATTCTCACTTAATCCAGTGACACCAGTTAAACCATAATCATGTCGATAAATGTCATAATATGTGTTTGCAGTCCAATTTCGCTTCAATATGCCTGCAGACACATTTGCCCTTTGAACTCTCTTAAGAGCAAGCATGTTATTCCATATAAAGTTAAAGTCGTCTAGAGTATCGACAGGTGGCGGAACTGTTGTGTCATTCACAGCACCAGCACCACGAGAATCAGACCAAGTCAATGAATTACCAATAAATGTATATAGGTAATTAGATGCTGGTGATCCCTCGAGGGACTTCAGAAAAGTTTCGACATTTGTGACTCTATAGTTATTTGTGATTATGGCTGACATAGTTAGTCCTTAATTGTATCGATATATTTATGTCAGAGAACTAGGTCTGTTCTCTGTAAATTTTCCCGTAGTATCCACTCGGAACTCACTCCTAATGGCTTGTTTGATCCATCAGAAATATGTTCTGTTTTTGCATAGAACAGTTCATTATGACTCAGCTCGACCCAGTCACCCATATTGTATGTTGTTCCAGTTTTCCAAGGTTTATATGTAGTCCCACCATACTGTCTTGATGTTATCTTTTGTATTGTGACTGTTCCCGATGTGGTTGTGGGATAAAATTCCATGTAACCTGATGTATTTACCCCACTTCCTCCATTATTGACAGCACCATTGGTGAACGTGAATGAATTTGATGCAATACTTGCTATTGTCTGCGATCCATTAACATATGACCCACCACTTATAGTTCCTGATGAGACATAATACGCACAAGCGGGCCAATCTTCCGGAAGACCATTTCCATTACTATTGTTATTCACATCGGGCCCAGAAATCAAACTGGTTGTTGGTGATATCTTAGTTGCGGTGATCACATCATTTGCTGCTAATTTGTGTGATATTAAAACATGATCTCCGTTAGCATCAACACCTGTATATAATTTTGAGTACACAGTTATCGATGTTGAAGTTACACCACCTGTTGACTCATATCTAGCGATGTATTTCTTGCCAGTTGTGTCCACTGTAAATGTGTTAGCACCAGCATTTATATCTGTAACATAGTATATATTGGAAATTCCGCCACCAGTTAAGAAGTCCAATTTAACCTTATCACCAATTACTAAACCATGCGCTGACAGTGTTGTTACAGTCAATGTTGTTCCCGATAGCACATACGAACTTCCAGTTATTGACAGTGCATATGTCCTCTCAGCAGGCCACGTTGTATTGGTTTCAAATCCATTGGCAACATACAGCTCTGTTGCTTCAATTGATTGATTTAGCATACTAGCAATTGTTGTGTTTTCTGTGCGCCATTGCTGATAAAATGACTTAGGTAGATATCCCATTTGCATTGTCAAATCTAACACAATCAAATCGTAGATAGCTTGTCCGGTTGTTGTTAGAGGAAGTTTCATCTTACTCTGTAGCGTTGTGTTTAGTGCAATGTTGCCCCACATTGAGTAACCAGCTAAGTGCAAGTTCTTATCGATAAATTTCTCATATTCTGATTTTGAAATACCTGTCGAAATGATGTATGAGAAATCTTGATGCCGCTTGTTATCATGCATCTTATATTTTGAGTCGTTGACTGCACCCTGCATTAGTGTCGTTTTAATTGGCCCATTTCCAACACCACCCAAAACGCCATAACCTGATGCACGGTTCATTTGTAACAATTTACACTTTGACTGCGACTTAGCACCAACCAGTACATCGCCTGGGGCAATCTTAAATGATGCTTCATGTACCACATAATTACCATCGATAGTATTGGCTGTTTCTCCTTCCATAATAATTGAGAATCCACTTTCTGTTGAAATGATGAAATTCTCAGTTGCATCAACCAAAGTTATCATGTTTTTATCATAGTCAATAGAATTGACAGTTGCATGTGGCCCATTAGTATAGTCATTGTCAGGATAGACAGCGCCTTCCACAAACACCATTTCATTTGCATAGAAACTCACATTTTCCGATACAATACCTCTTATAGGGAACCTGACAAGTGGAATGTATGTTTCACCTATGGAAAACTCGTCAAATCTTACACTATTGACTTTGCCTATTGATTTACTAAATGACACAACCTCGCCACCAGCTGCTTTAGGCTCATTTATGATCTTCACTTGAGTATTATTGTTTATGTTGGCAAGTAAAGTTTTATTCAATGTCAATACATTAGAAACTATGTTAGTTATAAATGATAGAGATTGAATAACATTGTTGCCTGAGGTGTCGTTTATCTGCATACCAACTTCGACACCAGATACATCAGATAATGTGATTTCAAATCCGTTTTCTGCTGCATCAGTTGCTGTTTTTGTAATAGATCCATCAACCGAGTTTTGACTATTGACAACCAAAGCCGGGAATTCGTCATACCCAAATCCAGGATTGATAATTGTTGCTTCTGATATCGCTCCATATCCGCTATTATCAACAATGCTCAAAGATGGTTTTCTTGAATATCGATTGCCTGCATAAGGGATGTGTATTCCATTAAGTGAATTTTTCGATACAGTTACTGATGCTGCTGCACCAGTACCATCACCATAAATGCTTAATGACGCATTTACATATTTTGTGCCAGGGGAAACTACATTGATATTCTTTATTGGACGTTCAGCAAATGCTAATATGACGGCGCCGGAACCGTTAATCGAATTTACAGTAACCAACGGATTGTGGTAATTGACTCCTGGGTTAATAATTTGGATTTCGGTTATGACACCATCGATGGCGATGCCCTTCAACACAGCACCAGTGCCAGGAGAAACATCTGTTGGAGGATCATCTGTAACAGACAAGTCAATAATTGATGTTGTTATGTTATCGATAACACTGGTAATATTATCACCGTATAAACTACCACCATCAACAATATCCACTTTTGTGATACCAGTGTCTATTTCTACTTCTACACTAGCACCTACACCGTCACCCGAAATTACTGCTCTCGTACCGTAGTAATATCCTGTACCGCCTTCCACTATAGTTACATAAGTGATAACTCCGTTATCGATAGTTATATTGAATGTTGCCGTGGTGCCAGATGTTTGGCCGCCGCTCAGTAGAATCTGAGCTGAAGTATATTCTTGGCCACCGTCTAAAATAACAACTTCAATAAAGCCGCCATCTTTCAGTACAGGTCGCACCATTGCGCCGGTGCCGTCACCAACAACAGTCATTGTCAGAGGAATTCGCTCATCATCAGAGAAATACCCTGTACCAGGTGATGTTAATTTGACCTCGATTATTTTGCCATATTCCTCAGAGCTTACAACATATTCAGCCTCATTAGGGAAATCCACATCCTGCGGCCAGATATCGACAAAATCGACAAACTGGAACATTGTATTTACAATCCCGCCGCTACTCAAAGGCCATAATGGTGAGGTATCTCCCGCTACTGTTGCTTCGCCAACAACGTTATCCACCTTGTATGAAACAGAGGTTACGGCGGTTTGCACATTACTTATCATTCTAAAATAATTATCAGGTGCTGCCGACACACCAACCAATAAAGATGGATATGGGTCAGGGTCAATTGTGCTAGTTGAATAAATTAAATTGACAGCTGTATTGGCTGGATAACCTGTTCCACCAGCAACAACAGTCACAGATTTTAAAATCCCATCCTCAATAACTGGTGTTAGTATTGCATTTGATCCTGTGTTAGCTACTATCTCGAGAATGCAGTCATAATGATAGTGCGCACCGCCATATTTCACATCAACTCTTGTAATGACACCACCCGAAATGACAGGCCATAATATAGCACCAGAGCCATGACCTTCAGACGAAACAACTGTATAATCTGTGTAGTATTTTCCTGTATCAGTAACATTTACTTTGACCGGTTTGTAATATAAGTCCAATTCTAGACCCAAACCCGTCCCTGTCGAAACAATAGTGTACTTGTATTTTCCATACTTATCAACTTCAGTGAATTCACCAGAATCGATCAATGTCAATGAACCAATACCACCATCTTTTAGTATAGGAGCAATATTAGCATATTTCCCTGCACGTTCTGAAACAACAAGCACATCATCATTAGCATAACCTGATCCTGCTGATATTCTTGTTGCGGTTAGAATTTGTCCTTGAGCACCCATTGTCAATTTAACTTCACCACCACTACCTGCTGACGGTAAACCTGCAGCCGTGGTCACACTAACAACCGGATCAACATAATTTACACCCGAGTCTGTTACTGTTATGGTTGCTGACAATGCACCAGCTGAGAACGTTCCTGATAGGAGGGCATTAGCTCCATTAACTATCATAGTTACGGATGAATCACCCAAGTCCGGATCTTCCATTGTCCATGTGACAGTTTTGATTGCCCCATTGACTACAGATTTAACCAATGTTTCGGTTTGGGACACATATGAACCTGTCCATTTAAATGCTGTGCCATCAGGACGAATAATTCTTAGTGCTGTCGATGATCCAGAATCTGGTAGAATAGCTAATGAAACATACTGATACCCACTACCACCAGATATTATGTTTGCGCCCTTGTAATCGTTGGATGATATTATTTGGCTAACACGCAATCTTGCTAGTTTATTGTTCGCTTTAGGGTCGAATTGAGCGCCACCATAAATGTATATTTCATCATTTAATGTATAACCGTAACCGTTGTCGAGAATTTTGGCTTCGTCAATCCCCATGACAACATCAGCCTTCGCACCAATACCATCGACATGAGTAACTTTACCTAAGAAATTTGTCCCAACTGCGTTGCCTGCAGCAACAATTTCATCACCAACAACATACTTCGATCCCGGATTTGCTATGATCAATTCATCGACACTACCACGTGATGTGTGTTCAACTGTTAGTCTACCACCAATACCATCATCATCAAAATGTATGATGTTGCCTTTCAAATATCCTGATCCTGCATTTCTTATATCAACGGAAGTGAACATTGGTGTTACTATTGCAATATTGTCATTGCCGGACAACACACTTCCTGGAATAAATGTTCCTCTAATACCTTTCTTTTGCAAAGTCAAAACAAAGTATTCTTCTTCATCCACTATATAAGATGTAACATTATCGACAACTGCTGATGCAAATACTGTTCCTTGCTGTGTTATACGATTACCTATCAATTTGAAGTAATCATAATCGAAGGCTGTGAATGTCACGGAAGGTGGTTCGGTATAATTTGTTCCACCTTCTTTTATCTCAATCGATGAAATTTGACCGTTGTTTATTTTTACAATAGCTTTTGCATCTGCTGATGGTTGAATGTCCCATCTGATGGTTGGTTTATATTGATATCCCTCACCAGGATTAATTATTGTGGCTGATGTAATTGTCCCTGCTGTATTCAAATTAAATATCACATTGGCAACTCTATTAGGTACAGTAACAGAAACGATGCCTGGTAGTCCATCAATATCTAGTCCACTTTTATAAACTGTTTTTGTCCCTGTACCACCAATGAATGAGATTTTTGGAGCTGTAGTCCAACCTATACCACCATCTATAATCTCAACCTCGCCCAGAACTGCAGACCATTCAACGGATGCTGTTGCGCCAGTGCCATCACCGGTTATTGTTAGTATTGGTTTCTCTTTATACTTTGAACCATAATTTGCTATGTTAAACGAAGAAACTTCCCCATTCAGTATGTTTGCTGTTACAACTGCAGCTTGGCCACTTAAATCCCTTGCACCACTAACTGTCACTGTGGCAGTCGTATAACCATATCCGCCACTCATAACATTAGCTGATGTAATGCTACCATGAAGGTGATAATCAATATCAGGAATATCAATATCGTCTGATATTCTGCTGAATGTTATTTCAGGTACAGTCAAAAATCCAGGATCATTATTAATCATTTCAACATCAACAACTTTGCCTTGGAATATTCTTGCAGTTGCAGTTACTCTCGGCCTTCTTATTGTTAGTGTTTGTTCCCTTGTAAATTCTGTTTCTGATAATTTGGTGTAAGTATCTTTTCCCCAACCAAGACTTGCTTCCTCACCATATAATGCATTTAAGAGAAATTGAAATGACGCTTCTGTTCCTTTAGTTCTGAAAATGTCTTTGATATTTTTAACTAAAAGTGCCTTATCAACAATCAATGCCGAAGGTAAGTTACTGAGAATGTTATTTTCGATGAGCGTCTTAAACATCTCATCTGCTGTATCATAATCATGCTGTTCGTTGATATTTCTAACAAACCCAAGTGGATTACCGTTAGTTTCAATCCACGTATAATAAGCCTCTAAAAATCTCGTGAAGTTTGGATATGAGTCATTTATGAACTCAGGCAATTGATCACTTACAACACTTGCAACTTTTGGTTTTAAATTAGAAACCATTATCTGTTCTCAGTCGAATCGGTTAATATGTTAACAGTTACATTTTTCGATTGTAGTCGCACAATGTTGTTGTTTTTGGATAATATGTCATTGATTTTGGGCTTTATAAAGATTTGTATTTCATTACCATCATATTCGGTTATGTCTAATGATTTAGTGCTTATCGAACCAACATCATACTTAACCGTTCCAACATTAGCATCATAAACTCGCTCGACACCAGCAGCATCGTTATAAACCAGTCTCAATATTCCCAAACCATTATCTTTTATAAACATCTTTTCTGTTGCACCAGCAATATAAAACCCACTGGAATACACAACAGGATCATAAACGTTTGGTGACATACTGTTATTGAATATGAAGTCTATACCATTGTATTCAGACAAGACCGGTATGAATGATTTAAAGACTCTAAAACTTGTCAGGTTATTGAGAATCGAAAAATCTGAATTGTCGATGATTCTACTAAGCTGAGAATACCTAAATGTATTATCGAAGTTACCTAGATAATTATCACCGTATTGTGATATTGCAGTTATCACACTATTCTGTAAATCCAATGTGTTCTTATCATTTTTAACTGGGTCATAAAATACTGAGGTTGTAAGCTCTATGTCAATATATTCTGGATCCAAAAACTTAACTGAGACGTTTGCAACTGCTCGTTTTCTTACAATTTCAGAAACTTCCGCCTTTTCTGAATCAGTAAGAAAATCCGTATTTTTAGGTTGAATGCAAACAAACACTTTGCCATATTCTGGTGGAACTTGTTTTTCTCCACCCCACGTTACCACATTCTTCACGTTTTGGAAATTCTGCAAAATTAGGGCCCGATAATCACCTGCGGTTACAGCCCTATTTTGAACACCAAAATATGTTGTTGCATTGAATCGAATAGAATCAATATCCTCAGGGTCTGCACCACCACTGGCAGTTTCAATTGTCGAAACACTAACCACGCTGTTACCTTCGATTGTTCCTGTCAATTTAAAAACCTTTGCATCATTGGCACTCTGGCCCAATGATGTAATATAAGTAACAGTTATAATGTTTCCTGCTGCCAACTGTTTCCCAATAACGCCGTCGCCAAAATAGATCTCTGCTTTACCAGAAATGCCCTCTTGGATGAAGAATGTATTTGAGTCGCCATCAATATCAACAACTGTATCTGATGGGTTATAAAATGCATAATCAAGAACTGTTGCAGATGTTTGAACCACAACACGAATACTAGATGAGTCAACACCTGCATTTGGTAATGTGAATTTCTCAGCCTTTTTCCCGCTTGCAACAAATGTGTTTTGTTGGAATTGACCTTGATAAATGTGGAATTCCCCGAAGTTGTATGCGCTATTATCGACAGATGCTTTAATGTCATTCAGAGTAACAAACTGGAATGTTTGTTCCCTAACTGTAGTTTCAAATGGAGTACCAGCTTTCATTACCAATTGGTTTGGTTCACCAACAGCGTTTGTCAATGTCAATTGGATTTTTGCTTTCGCAGACTTAACTGATTTTGGGCGATATCCTAAAGATTTAGCATGTGCCACAACAGAATTACGCTTAACTGCACTGTCGATAAATGTCTCATTAGCAACAAAGTTAGCTAGGACAGAGTTATAGTATGTGTTGTATGCCATAACGTCAAGCAAAATAGACATTCCCGATGCTTGAAAATCATAGTCTGCAAATTCTGCTTGAGATTTTAGATACTCAATAAAGTTGCTCTTTATAGACGCAAAATCGAGATCTGAGACACGAATGTTGCTATTATTGAATGTACTCATGGGTTATCTAATTCTTTCAAATGACAGTGTTAATATTTCTTTTTGGGAAGGATTCCCAACAGGATAAAAATAAAAGTCTACTCTAAGATCATTTGAATCAAAATCATTGTTCATCTTTATATCTTCAACAACCACACGAGGTTCATAAAATGCAACTTGATTTTTTATCTTTTTGAGCAGCGCAATTTTGGTGATGGATGTCATGTTTTCAAACAACAATCCCCTCATACCAATCCCAAAATTTGGATCGAACAGTTTTTCATAGTTGTTTGTCAAAAACAACACAGTTAGTGCTTGGCGAATTGCATCTACGTCATACTTAACAATTATATCTTGAGTAGATGGGTGTTTTTTGAATAATAACCCGAAGTCAGAATATGTGAATTTCATTATGGTATTCTTGATGTTATGTTTGATTATTTATCAAAGATTACCCACCTGCGAACACATTTGATGACCCTGATGCTGATATATCGCCGCAACTAATATCATCACCAATTCTATGAACAGCCAATCCGTTTGCAAACACAGTAGACGATCCTTTTGACGCCACACCATCATGGCAAGAATTGCAGCAGCAATGTGTTGGATAATGGTCTGTTATGCGAGTTGTGGCAATCCCATTTACAAATACATTGGGCGAACCCGAATCTGCAGGTCGTGAAGGCCAACAATGTCCTGCACTAGGGTCAACTCCCAATCTTGTTATAGCTGGCATTGTGTTATCCTAATGCTATAGCATATGCCATAGCATCACCAACAGAAACACCACCGCCTGCAGTCTGCCAAGTTGCAGTTGTGGAACTTGTTGCTGTTAGTACTTGTCCGGTACTTGGTGCAGTAGCAGCCGATACATTTACTGTGGTTGTTGCAGACATCAGCGCATTAGCACTACCCGCATTACCAGAAATAGTGGTCGGAGACTGGTGAACGTGATCTGATCTAGCCACTAAAGAGCTCGTGCCAACCGCCGCAGTTCCTAATGCGGCGGGGGTTGCTACAGCTAACTGGCCAACTTGGCAATTAGATATAGTAGCGGTAACACTTTCAAATGCTGATGCCTCATATCCTATTGCCCATCCGGTAGTCCAATTGGTTGATTGACCAGAATAACCACATTGCACTTCCGTAACATTAACTTGTGGGTAGGACCATGATGAAGCTAGCTCTCCTATATAGACACACATCTTACCGCCAGCAGTGTATCCAAATCTAACAGTAAAATTACGATCAATTCCAGGATTACCAATTATGTAGGCAAATGGGTTATTAGCCCAAGTATTTCCAGTATACACATAACCGCCACAATGGACTTCAAAAGATTCATTAGTAGTATATTCATATATCTTTACTGAAAACCTTACCATTGTGTTTTGAGCACCTGCAACAGGTAAAGAAATTCTTATTGCACCTACTTGAGAACTTGTAGCACTAGTACTACCACCACCACCAGGATTAGTGATTCTATAAAGCCCCGAGTCTGCAATATACTGAGGTATAATATTAGCTGAGCCATTAAAGGAGGTACCACCAATATTTCTAGCCGTAGTTAAGGTGGCAGCACTGCCGCTGACGCTCCCAGTAATTGTATTCGCTACGGTCAAAGACGACAGGTTGGTGGTCGATGCTGGATTGAGATAGTAAGTGGCATTGTTGTTTAAATACAATGCACCACTAATTGTTTTCCTAAGATCCCAAGCACCCCAGTTAGAACCCAAGCAGCCGTAATCTGCGCCATCACCATAGATCTGCATTTTCCAGGCATTAGCAGAATCATACAGTGATATGCCTGTAGCTCCAGCAGCTGATCCTTTAATATTTAAATTATTGGTAGTACTACCTGTACCGGCCGATAAGGTACAGTTACTTGTTACTACATGGGACGTTCCAGTAATGGCCCCAGTTGAAGTAATTGCTACGTTAGATCTAACCCCGTCCCCATTTATTGCAAATAAAGGTGTGGCATATGCATTTCTAAACATGAATCCACGATTAGTTGCTTGGGTCATCGTGAAGTACATGTTATAATCAGAAGTTGTTTCACCAGCTATTCTACCGCCATATGTCCCATCTGTTGCTGGAGACATCAGTATTCCATATGTTCCAGGTACGCCAGTCCAGAACCCGTACCCATACGACGATACTGCTTGAGTAGAGAAGTATGCTCCGTTTACTGCTCCGTTTACTGTCAGTGCTCCTGCTGAGCTTAGAGTGCCTACGATAGATGTTCCGTAAGAGAATCTCAGCGATCCGGACGAACCATCCCACCGCAATGTGGTGTCATTTGCTCCCGCACCAGAGGACAATACTGTTCCTAATCCAAAATATCCCGCCCCTGTTGTCCCTGATGCAGCAACCACCGATCCACCAGCATAGAGGTTTTTAGTTACAGCAGCGCCACCAGACAATACTAACGATCCAGTTGTAATACTGGTCGATTCTGTGGTTCCTTTGAGAGTAACTTGGTTTGCAGTATTGGTTGTGCCGCCAATTTGGAGGTTGCCGTTGAACTCATTTAGCTTGACGAGACCTGTGTCAAGAACTTCTATCGATGGAATACCTGACACGTCATTGGCTGAGAATATTGTCCCAGACATTGAGTTGGTAATAGACATTAATTGCCCAGCAGTGCCCTCGAACGACAGGTTTCCGTCAGCAGCAACTCGCAAGGTAATGTCGGATGCATTACCCGTACCCTGGAATTTAATCGTGGGATCTTGGCCGGCTGTCGTGGAACCGTTGAATGGGGTAATTAAGAGTTTAGATGCCACTGGTTTTCCTTATATCTATACAGTTATATTTATTCACAATCCAAACCTTCCTCTACGGGCAAAAAAGTTCTGAGAAATTTCGGCGGCAGTAAGCTCTCTGTTATATATTTGTGCCAAACCTAAATCATAGTTT